GCTGAAAGACTTGGTGGTTGCAATGTTGGTGTTGTAACCGCGAGTGGTGCGGTCATAGGTGATCACGTCTTCGCTAGAAGTGTCGGTTTCCAGGGAAGCGTTGGTCAGACCATACAGCTTGAAGGGTTTGTCTAAGCCGTCCATGTCAAAAGCGACAGAATCAACCGTGAAAACACCGGTAGCAGTGCTATAAGCAACGGTTGCATCAGCAGCCGACAGGTTCAATTCATCACCAGCAGCGGTGGTGTCGGTCACCAGGAAAGAAGTGCTGGTAGAAAGACCGGTTGCTTCGGTAATACCGGTGAAGTCCAGATCCACAGAGGTGGATGCCAGCGGGAGAAGGTAGACCTTATATCCGAAGGCCGCAGAATAATTAGCCATGGGTGAATTTCCAGAATGCTGAAAACTAAGCAAAAATGGGGGATTCACCCCACTAACGTAGTGTTCCTAATGGTCTGGAATACTATTTATTCCCCTACGGTAAAGAATCCAAGATGTCTACTGCATCTTGGTGTAGTCCACCGTTCTCTGGGATCATAACCATTGTCTGTACACGTGCTCCTAGGCCCTGTGAGACAGATAAAGTCTCGATTGATGTACTTCCATAGAACAGGTGCATGATGCGCTTTACAGCGGCATCTAGGTCGCTTCCAGTGGCATCATCCCATACAATTAAAAACAACTTCCAAGTGGTTAAAAGGTCAGAATTATCGTTCACATAATCCTTACGTGATACATCTCCTGAATCATGAATAATGCACTCTAATCCTTCTTGTGAGCTAAGTTGTGGTAGTTTTTCACCAGGCGTCAAGATAACAATCGAATTTGCACTTGATCCGTTCGAGAACGTATAGCTCCCGATGTATGAAGAGAAGGTCGGATCGTTTGCTAATACATTATAAATTTTCTGTGGCGTAGTAGCAAAAGTTTGTGCCATCAGAATGATAAAAATCGTGGCCTAGTTTGCCCAAGTCAGGTACTATAAACTAGACAGCCGCAAAAGTGCTTATGAGAAGCCCACTTGCCTCATCCCTTTGCGGTCCTGTCTTCAATAGACCTCAATGATTGAGAAGGAATTCCAAGTCCGTCCAAGGATTCACGACTACCTTTATAATCTTGAGGCAATGACAAGAAAAGAAGCTAAACACCTTTGGCGTAAGGCAATTAAAAGCGCATGGTGTAACTGTTGTGCATATTGTGGTAATCCACCCATTGATGATGCATCGTTAACGCTGGACCACGTAAAACCAAAAGCAAAAGGAGGGGAGGACATAACAAGTAATTGCATCCCAGCCTGCAAGCGTTGTAACCATTCAAAGGGTTCAGAAGATTGGGTTCAATGGTTCAACAGACAGCAATTCTATACGATTGAAAGGGAATATCGCATCCGTCACTGGATTGAAAACGAAGTGCCAAATATTCCTGTCTCTGGAGATATTTATGACTGCAATGAATTTATTATGAACTCCTAATCTCAATATCAATATTTTCAATTGCAGCATAATGCCCACTTAAATTTGGGATGGCCACTTTTATTTGCTGACCGCATGGTGACTTCATTTCAATCGTCCTACCTTGCGCCTTGTCTTCGCAAATGAGCATACCTTTAACTGAATGCTTCTTGACGATCGGCGCTAAAATGATTGCGCTTTCGTGAATAAACGCAAGAAGCTGAGGAGGTAAACCTGATGCAGACTGCTGAAGATCCTTGTAAATAAACAATGCCCAGGGTGGCAATAAACCCATGTCTAGCAATTTCATGCCAGCAGCACCATACGCACTCTTGGGGATATTTTGTGTGTCCTTCGGTTGATACAAAAAGAAATCTTCCATGGAGAAAGGTTTCTTTGTTTTCTTGGGATCTCTGTTCGTATTAGCTATTAAAGAAGTTTGTAATGCAATAGGAGCCTCTGCTTCATGCAATTTTTTCTGCCGGCGAGACAATGTATATTCAAACGCCTCTAGAACATAAAGATAGGGAAGCTTATGATAATTATCTATAGAGAAATCTGGATCTCCCTTAAAAGCATCTTTTAAATCCCAGTAAATTTTTTCAAATGGGACTGTTTTGCCCCACTCTCCAGCATTTACTTTCCCACAATTTCAGCCGCCTCTTCTTCAGGATCTTCAGACTTTTGTGGATTAATTTTTTGCTCTTCCTCGTCGTAAAAATTCGAGAACGCAGCCAAAAGTTCAGGTTGAAGCTGCATTGTATCATCAACAGTCCATTCAGCATCAATTCTTGATTGGATCAAGACTGTTGCACAAGCAATTGACTTACGCTGCATAGAATCAATCATTTGAGATTGAATCTCAGCAATCTCATCGCCAAAGTTGTTACTTAGACTAGTGGCTAATGGGCTAGTATCAGATCCACCGATAATGCCAACAATTAAATTATAAGCTTTCTCTACCGAAATCTTTTCAGCTCGTGCGACTTTACTGGCAAGTCGAACCATGGAGGTAACGCCATCGCTGCCTTGCATGACGCTATCAACAAAAGATTTTTCAGCAACGCTTAAGTAGCCACGCTTTTCAATCTCAATTACTCCAACGTCTTCGTTGCCCAGACGCACGGGGTAAGACTTCATTTTTGGAGCAATAACAAACGGTAGTTTTGCCATAGTCGCCATAAAGCGAGCTAGTATGCCTAACTTGTTAAATCTTCAAGTTCAAGTGTAAATAAATTTTTGTAGTTTGATTCAAAGTCAAATTGAGGCACAGGTCCGCCACCGTTTAAAACTGAGTCGACCCATGGTCGCCCTGGATAATATGCTTTTGCGTTTTTGTTTCCAAAAGGATGAAAGTAACCGCCATAGTGAACAATTGCTGCGTAGTCTTGACCATATAAAATATGAATATCCGAATCAGAGTCAACATAAATTTTCAAGCTATCTCTCAATGCTCCAGTATCAATAATGTCTCTATTGTCTGAATTCCACTCCCATGCCGGACTTTCTATTGCATCATCTAAAGCGTTACGCAATAAGTCAGTTAATTTATTTAACGCATTTTCATGAGCTTTATTGATTAATGATGGTAATTTTTCAAGAAAATCGGTAATTTTTTGATCTTTAAATTCTGCATTGACTACAATATCTCCAACAACAAAAGATATAGACTTATTGTTCAATTCCTTAATGGTGGCTTTTATCTCCTTCTTTGACTTTTTAAGCGCTTGCTTAAAACCTGTTAATCCAGTCACCTTTAACTTATAGGCCATTAGTTCTGCAAGTCGGAACCTGTTAATTGAATTTCTACACCGCCTAATGCTGGATATAAGATTTCATCAATCCCATCTCCACCAAATTGACCACTAGAACGTTGAATAGTTGCTTGCATTGTTGGATCATTACCGAACTTGAACTCAACTTCGCTTCCAGGCAGCAGGAAAAGCTCCTGTGAGGTGATATCAGTAAAGGTTAGGGCAGATAGGTCACCCAACCAGTTTTCACCGCCTAGAGCGGCTTTCTGAAGGGCAAAGCCTCGATAGTAAAACTGATCACCGCTGCCGCCAGGCAGCATCCGACCTTCTAGCTGTGAAGATAACGGTAATGGTTTTGATCCACTCGTTACGCCGGTATATTGAATCCTTTTGATGTAACATTTAACGATATATTCGCTTCCGCCAGATGTAACAGGGCGACCACCAACAATCGTTACCGTGCTCTGGCTGGTAACCTTGACCCGCCCGTTCCAATATTCCAGTAACGGACTAGCCATGGTCATTAAATGCCTAGCTTAGATTTCCGATTTGCCGGAGATCTTTCTCCCTATCTTTTTTGCTTTCTTAAGGATTTCTTTAGATTCTTCTCTTGATAGAACATTCTGGGCCTTCTCCATCAGCTTCAACAGCTTCTTCCGTTGTTTTTCTATGTTGACCATCTTAATTACCTCACAATATTCAAGTTTTCCTTCATATTTGGGTATATTGAAATAGCGAATACGTTCGCAAACAGTCCTTTTTCCTCATTGCAATGATCAAAACCACTCTTGCCATCGCCGCTGTTGCTGCCCTGGCACCTGCTGGTGCTATTGCTGGCCCTTATGTCAACGTTGAAACCAATGCTGGCTGGTCCGGTTCTGATTACGGTGGCGCTGCTACTGACCTTCATATTGGTTACGAAGGCACTGCCGGCAAAGTCAATTACTACGTTCAAGGCGGTCCACAGATCCAAAGCCCAGATGGTGGTAGCACTGAAACCGTATTCTCCGCCAAAGCAGGTGGTGGCGTTAACCTGACCGAAAAGCTGAATGCTTACGGTGAAGTGTCCCTGGCGACTGGCTCCAAAGGTGCCGACAATGGCTATGGTGGCAAACTTGGTCTGAAGTACAACTTCTGATCAATACAAAAAAAGGGGGCCATTTAGGCCCCTTTTTCATGCTTTGACGGGATCATTCCTTAATGATTTGATGAATAGGTATTTATCTAATACCTTTTCCTTTTTCTGCTTCTTTAGAAGCTGCTGGATCATAACCAATTCAGACATTGGTCTCCTCCTTTTTCCAATGATATTCTTTACCTCGATAGGTAAAGTTGTCATCCCCGCGCATTAAAACAAGTGCCTTCCAGGCAAGAGCGCGTTCTTTAGATACCCGAGTGTCATATTTGACACCACGATAAGTCACAACAGACATGATGAAAGCTCCGCTTGTAGTGAATGTTACACCAAAAGCGCGTTCCTTCAGTCAACGTATGCGTCCCAGTTGCAATCTGATGCTTTTTGTAGCTCTGTGACAATTTCAGCTTTGACCTGGTCGTCCAAGTCTTTGCTGATCTTGACACGTGCAATAATACCTTCTGCCTGCTGGCAGTTGATACTAGAAGCAATTAAAAATTCCAACATGGAATGAACGATCCGTTCCGCGTTGTCTTACTTCCGCCTCCGAATGGAGGTGAACGTACTATAGTCTGCCTTACAACCCTTCCGTGTACAGTAAAATCTCTTTTACTGCATCTTTAAACGTTTTTGAATGGCCTTCTACTGAATGATTCCTGCTGTAAACAATTAACCAATAAAAATGACCATTGTGCTCAAAAATTTCAACTTTCATCTGCAAGTCCGAGCATCTTAGCCTGCCTAATCATACCTGTTACTGCTGATTGGTGCAATAACAGGCTTATTGTCATCCCAATGCCTAACAGCATTAGCCACAATAGCAATATTTGTGATCAAATATGTAGTAAAAATGACTGTTCTGATCAATGCGATCTGATCAGACTCTTTATCGCAACTAGAACCCTTCTCTCCTAGCGCTTTGCACCATAGACGCCACATTTTTACCCTTCTTTGCCGGCGGACGATAGATTTGAGGCCACGTATCCCTGATTATATCAGCGAGTTTGTCCGGTGTTTCGTTTGTTATCACTAGATTTCTTTAAATAACGATCGGAATTTACCTCCGTGATAAGAGTCATGCCGGATTTAATAAAATCCTTGCCCTTATCAACAGGTGAATTTGCCATGTCTTACTTTTTACCGCCTTTTTTGCCACCTTTGGGCTTCTTCTTGTCACCGTGTCCGTAATGTCCAGGCATGATAAAAACCAATCCTGTCCTAGCTTGCCAATCATTTAAACCGCACTAGGTGGTCGTTATGCACAATAAACCAATCAATACCTTTACCGTCTGAATCGCCCTCCATACAAATGTCTTCACCTTTATAAGTAGCACCTACAACAATAGAAAAACACTCCTCAATTACACGAATTTGAAGTTTCAAATTTTTTTCATCAAATTTTTCGTCATCTGGTAGTGTAAATGTACCAGAATAGCCACCCTTTTCACAGGAGTTATATAACACGCATACGCCGTCAGGATTAATAAACTCGTATTCTTCGTAGGCAGGAACTTCCTCTACATCTTTCAGAAAAACAGGAGCTTCTTCTTCACCAGTCTTACAAACACCTACTAATTGATCAGTATAAGCACCCCAGCCCATGCATCCATCAGTAATTGTGTCCCACGTTGGAAAATCAGCTTCTTTTTCATCCCAAACATCTACCTTGTCGGCAATTAAATCCCGATCAAATTCAGGCTTGCCGTCCTTACCAAATGTGAAATACTTGTTCACTTGCTCCTGACTAAGCTCCACTCCACCGATCTCACCCAGATAGCTGCGATTCCAGGGACGTTCACCACCAACCCAAATCGTGTACTCAGCCATTGTTAACAAAAATCTACCTTATTATATCAAAAAAAAGAGGCTGCCCGAAGGCAACCTCAACCCCAACATTTTTAAGTATAACAACTATCCACCAAAAGCAAACGTAACCATTAAAATTACCGATATTAACATCCCTGGTGCTAACAAAAGAGCCAGTTCACCCAAGTCAGATGCAGTCATTAAAAAAGAGGGGCTATCGCCCCCCTAATTTACTCTGTTTGGTCTCTGTGTCAACCAACAGCAGGTGCCGTCAGTGCAACAGGAGTTGCCTCCTTCATCGCAAGATCCAAGGGGAAATTATGAGCATTACGCTCATGCATTACCTCAAATCCTAAATTAGCACGATTTAATACATCAGCCCATGTATTCACAACCCGATTCTGACTGTCAGTTACGGATTGATT